GCCCGCGCCCAACTGCTTACGCGGTGTCGCGAAAGTCCAATTTCAAAAAACTGATAACATAATCGTATGACTAACCTGCGAATTGAAACTGTAAACATTTCAGCTTTGTCTTTTGATCCTACGAATGCGCGTAAGCACGATAGTAAAAACATTGATGCGATTGCTGGAAGTTTGAAGTTGTTTGGTCAGCGTAAGCCGATTGTTGTTACTGCTGCGAATGTGATTGTTGCTGGTAATGGAACTGTTGAGGCTGCTAAGAGTTTGGGTTGGGCTGAGGTTTCTATTGTTCGGATTCCTGTTGATTGGACTCCTGAGATGGTTAAGGCTTATGCCCTTGCTGATAATAGGACTGCTGAGTTAGCTGAGTGGGATGCCAAGGTTTTGGCTGATCAGTTAATTGAGTTAGATGCTGTGGGTTGGGATGTTTTTGAATTTGGATTTGCAGAATTGCAACCACCTACAAACCCAAATTTTTTACCAGATGAAAATGACCAACCTAGATTAGATCAATTTTCCCCTGTGATTTGCCCTAGTTGCAACTTTCAATGGCGGGTTGATGCCAAGGGAAATATAGAAAAAGCGTGAGCGTTAAGGTAGCTGGCGTAACACACGAAGCAGCAAAATTTGCAGTTCTTAATTGGCATTATTCCAAACAAATGCCAATAGGTAAATTGATAAAATATGGAGTTTGGGAAAATGAAAAATTTATCGGTGTAGTTTTATTTGGTCGAGGCGCTACTCCAAATTTGGGAAAGCCTTACGATTTGCAACAAAATGAACTTTGCGAGTTAGTCAGGGTTGCATTAGACAAACACGAAGCACCAGTAAGTCAAATAGTTTCAAAAGCAATTAAAAATCTTAAATTGCATAATACGGGGTTACGGTTAATAGTTTCTTTTGCAGATCCTGATCAAGGTCATTATGGCGGAATTTATCAAGCAGGAAATTGGATTTATACTGGATCAAGCAATGCAGCAAAATTTTTTAACATTAAAGGAAAAAAAACTCATCCACGATCAGTAGGTGCTGTAGGTGGTATTCAATCGTTGAATTGGATTCAAAAAAATTTAGACCCAAAAGCAGAAATAATAATTACAGCACCAAAACATAGGTATTTATATCCATTAGACAGAACAATGAGAAAAAAAATTATTAAGATAGCATTACCTTATCCATCTGCGGTGGAGGGCTTAGAAGAAAGCCGTATTGATTCCGTCAATAAAGTGCAGGTGCAATCCCTGCCCACCGCTCAAAATTTTATTTAATATGGCACATATGGGCAGACCGCCAAAACCTATTGAACAAAAACGTGCGCTCGGAAACCCAGGCAAGAGACCTCTGCCAACTGAGGGTTCACTTGTTTTGCTGCCATCAATGTACGAAATACCTGAACCACCAAGACCAATCGTCACAGAGGCCGCTAAAGCCCTTTGGAATAGAACCTGGAGTATGGGTCAAACTTGGTTAAGTCCACAAACAGATATTGAGCTATTGCTTATGACTTGTGAGATGGTTGATGAACGTTGGAATCTACGAATAAAAGTTTTGCAAGATAACAGACCAGAAGAACGAAAAGGATTAAGAGATTTAGAAAGACAACTTATTGGCAATCTTTCACTTCTTGGTTTCACACCAACTGATCGTTCAAGACTTGGTGTAGCTGAGGTTAAAAAGATTTCTAAACTAGAGGCTCTGCGTGAACAGCAAAACAAACCTAGAGATTAAAGGTTGGCCACCCCGTTGGGTCACACCTCTTACCGAACAAGAGTTATCTGATTCAAAAGGTTGGCAGGTTTCAAATTTTATTAACGCCTTATGTATTCAAACTAAAGATACTGTTGCTGGTCGCGCTGGTGAACCTTTAGTTTTAAGGGATTGGCAAACACAATTGTTAAATAACGTTTTTGCTGTACGTGATGATGGAATGTTTAAGCACCGCACAGCCCTAGTAGGAATGGCTAGAAAAAACGGAAAATCGGCTTTGTCATCTGGTATTGCTCTATGGGGTTTATTTATGGGTGAGCAAGGTGGGGAAATTTATTCTTGTGCCGCTGATAGAGACCAAGCAAGAATTGTTTTCGGTGACGCAAAAAGAATGATTGAAGCTGAGCCAGAGTTAATGTCTCAAGCTAAGTTGTATCGTGACGCGATTGAGATTCCTGCAACAGGTTCAATTTATCGTGTGCTTTCATCCGAGGCTTACACAAAAGAGGGTTTATCACCAACTCTTGTAATTATGGATGAGTTGCACGCTTTACCTAATCGTGAACTGTTTGACGTTATGCAACTTGGTATGGGTGCTAGACGTGAGCCGCTGTTGTTGTCTATTACAACTGCTGGTGTGAAAACTGATTCAACTGGTCAAGATTCAATTGCTTATTCTTTGTATCAGTATGGACAAAAAGTTATTCGTGGCGAATATGATGACCCATCTTTTTTTATGGCTTGGTGGGAAGCATCTATTGAAGCGGATCATAGAAACCCTGAGACTTGGAAACTTGCTAATCCTGCGTTTGGTGATTTGAACTCTGAAGAAGATTTTGAGTCCGCGGTTAAAAGAACTCCTGAATCAGAATTTAGAACTAAAAGAACTAACGCTTGGGTATCTTCTCAAACCGCTTGGCTTCCAAATGGTGTTTGGGAAAGTAGAGAAACCACAAAAGAAATAGGTAAAGATGTTCCTGTGATTCTTGGTTTTGATGGTTCTTTTTCTGGTGATGCTTCAGTAATAATTGGTGTGACCGTTGAAGAAAACCCACACGTTTTTATGGTGGAAGCCTGGGAGAAACAACCTGAAGATGACGACACTTGGCGAGTGGATTCTTTAGAAGTTGAGAACTCAATTATTCAAGCCTGTCAAAGATTTAATGTTTTAGAGATTGCCTGTGATCCTTTTCGTTGGCAAAGAAGTATGCAGGTTTTACAGGATGCAGGTCTTCCTGTTGTGGAATGGCCATCAACCTCAGCTTCAAGAATGATTCCTGCTTGTGCAAAATTTTATGACGCTGTTGTTGGAGAAAAACTCACGCAGGATGGCAACGCACTTTTAACAAGACACATTTCCAATGCTGTTGTAAAAGTTGATAGACTTGGCCCTAGGATTGTTAAAGAACACAGAGGGAGTCCAAGAAAAATTGACGCTGCTGTTGCAAGCATAATTGCTTTCGATAGAGCTACAGTTTCTCGGACCAATCCTCAAACGATAGTCCCAGAGTTTTTCTTTTAGGAGATTTTTTGATTTCATCAACCATTCAAGCAGTCGGACTTTTTACAGTTTCTTTAGGTCTTGGCCTCATATTTATTCCAGCGGGCATAATTGCGTTAGGTGTTTCTTTTGTTTTATTTGGTCTTGCGCTTGAGAAAGGTAAATGATGTTAGGTAATCTTTTTAATCTTGGCGAGAACAGAGCAATTTCGTTTCAATCTATTTGGGGCGCAGGTGACAGTTTTGCTTTTGAAACACAATCAGGTGCAAACATAGATGAAAAAACTTCATTTAGTATCGGTGCTTTTTATGCTTGTGTGCTTTTAATATCTGACACCATTTCAACACTTCCAGTTGATTCTTTTATCAGACGTGATGGTAATCGTTTGCCTTACAGACCAAAACCTGAATGGGTACAAAGACCAGACATTGATTTACTTCGAAGTGAACATTATCAACAAGTTCTCATCTCACTTCTTTTAGATGGTAACTCTTTCACAAGAATTTATCGTGATGGTCGTGGAGATGTTGCAAACCTTGTTTGCCTCGATCCTCTGAGAGTCCAAGTTCAAAGAAATCCTGTAACGAGAGAAGTTGAATATGTTGTTGATAATTCTTATGCTGGAGTTGTTCAAGCAAGAGATATGTTACACATTACAGAAATTCGTAAACCTGGTGCTTTGCGTGGAACTTCGAGAGTAACGGAACTTAGAGAAAACTTAGGATTGGCTTCAGCGTTACAAAGTTTTGCTGCAAGATTCTTTGGTCAAGGCGCAACCTCACAGGGCATCATTGAGTTCCCTGGTGCTTTGACCTCACAACAAGCAAAAGATTTACAAGCTGGATTTGATAACGCACACAAAGGTTACAAGAAAGCACATAAAACAGGTGTTCTATCTGCTGGTGCAAAATATGTTAAAACTGGTGTAAATCCTGACGAAGCACAAATGCTTGATTCACAAAAATTCCAAGTCGAATCAGTTGCAAGAATGTTCCGTGTCCCTCTTCATATGATTCAAGTTTCAACACCTGGTGCAATGAGCTATGCCTCAGTTGAACAAAACAGCATCAACTTTGTTACACATACACTCAGACCATATATAGAAAAAATTGAATTTGCTTATTCAACACTTTTACCAACCGAAGCATTTTTAAAATTTAATGTTGATGGTTTATTGCGTGGTGACTTCACAACCCGAATCCAAGGATACTCAATTGGTTTACAGGCAGGTTTTTATTCCGTGAATGATGTTAGAAGATTTGAGGACTTGAGACCAGTTGAAAATGGGGACAGTAATCGTGTTCCTCTTGCAAATATTAACTTGGTGGAAGCAGATGTTGTTGAGCAAGATAAACGTGTTTCTATGGCAGCAAGATTAGTTCAAACAGGTTTTGACCCTGCACAAGTATTGTCAGCACTTGGACTTCCTAAGATTGCCCACACAGGAGTTCCATCAACACAGTTACAGCAGGTGGCACAGATTGATCCAGTAAATCCAGAATCAGTTTATGAGGTTCAATAATGGCTTTAACAAGTGGAGCAGTAACAATTGGAACAGTTGCAACACTTATAGATGGAGTTTCATCTTCTAACCCTATTCATTTGCATCTCCACAATAACGATAATACTGACAGTCTTTTTTTAGGTGGCCCATCAGTTACAACTTCAACAGGAATGAGTTTAGTGAAGTTAGATAGTTTTGAGATAACTTTAAGACCAGGAAACCAAATTTATGCTGTTTCTAGTAAACCAGGTCACGTTATATCTTTTATTAAACAGGATTTTTAATGCCTTATTTTATTACGAATGATGCTGAGGGTTGTGATGGCTTTGCCACAATAAAAGAAGATGGTGAAGTTATTGGTTGTCACGAAACAAAACAGGAAGCCATTGATCAGATGGTTGCTGTTTCCATTGCTGAGGATATAGAACCTGGTGGTGAAAGAATGAAACACAAAAAGAAAAAAATGAAAACTCTTTATCGTGCACCAGTAGGAGCAGAAGATAAATTTGCAACAGAAGAAGAAGCATTAGACAGGGCTGATGAAATAGGTTGTGAGGGCACACACACCATTGATGAAAATGGTGAAACAGTTTATATGCCTTGTTCAACTCACGCAGTTTATGATGCTTTAGTTAATGAAACTGATGATGATGACGAAGATTTGGAAGATGAAGAAAGAGCACCTGCACCGAAGAAAGAACAAATAAAAGGTAGCGACACCAATAAACCTGGAAGCGCAAAAGGTTCAGGGGCAAGCATAACTTTTAGTGCTGCCACAACTACCGCCTTGAAAAATAAAGTTTCTGAACATAACGACAAAATGAAAGAATTATCAAAACCTGATTACACAAGAACAAGACTCGGAACACTCAAATCCGTTTACAGGAGAGGATCAGGGGCTTATTCAACTTCTTTTAGACCAGGTGTTTCCAGAGCGGCTTGGTCAATGGCAAGAGTAAATGCTTTCCTTTACCTTTTGAGAAATGGCAGACCAGCAAACGCAAAATATGTTACTGATAATGATTTATTACCTAAAGGTCATCCAAAATCAAACAGAACAAATGATTCATTTTCAGATGAACAAAGACAAGTTGATTTAAGTCCACCAGCATATATGCGTGCATCTGCTCGCAGAGGTTTACAACTTAATGCTGAGGGTAAAGGTGGAGATGGGCTAACCGATAAAACCATTCGTGAAGCAAGGGAAATGGCTGCTGGGAATGTTAGTGAAGATAAATGGCGCAGAATTTCACCTTGGATTGCTAGACACCTTGTTGATTTAGATGCCCCAAAAAATTCTGATCCTAATGATCCACAATATCCAGGTCCAGGACTCGTGGCTTTTTTTCTTTGGGGGAGCGGACCAACTAAAAGGTCAGCGCAAAGAGCAGCGGATTTTGCTCAAGGTGTTGTTGAGAGATTAGATATGGAAGAAAACCAATCTCGCTGGTCCTCAGTTAATGTAAACTTAAACCACAATGAAAAGGAAAATCAAATGAATAAAATTGAACGCAGAGTCAAAAATGATGTTGATTTTGAATTAAGACTTTTAACCACAGAGTCAGATGGAATGCAGTTCTCAGGATACGCAGCAGTTTTTGACAGCGACTCAGAACCACTACCTTTCATTGAAAGAATTATGCCTGGTGCTTTCAAACGTTCACTCAAAGCACGCAACGAAGTTAAACTTTTTAAGAATCACAATATGGATGAAGTTTTAGCATCCACACGTTCAAAAACTTTAAGACTCACAGAAGATTCAAAGGGTTTATTAGCTGAAGCCACATTGCCTGACACAACCGCTGGTCGTGACTTGGCTGTGCTTATGGAACGTGGAGATGTTCACTCAATGTCTTTTGGTTTCTCCGTACCACCTAAAGGTGACGTCTTTTCAAGTGATGGAATGACAAGACAGTTGAAAGAGATTCGTTTACACGAAGTTTCAATTGTTACAGGTTTTCCAGCTTACACAGCAACAACAGCCTCAGTAAGAAGTTTAGATATTCTTGCAACAAGAACCAATGTTGATATTGATGCTTTGGCTGATGCAATGGTAAAACTTGAAGCAGGCGAACAATTACAAAACTCTGACGCTGATTTATTGCAAGAAGTTGTTAGCAAGCTAAGAGAAAACACTCCATCAACAGATGATCTGTTAGACCTGAAGCGTAAGCATCTAGACCTACTATTCAAGGCGGTATAACAAATGGAAAAAGATAAAATAAAAGACGCAATCCTTAAAACAGCAGGTTATCCACAATCAGGTGTTATCGCTGAAATGGCTGATGCAATCGCTGAAGCAATTGCTAATCTTGACAAACCAATGGAAACAAAAAAATTTGAACCAGTTCAAGAAACCAGAATCACAGAAATAAAAGAGACACGTTAAATCTTTGTTAGACTAATAGTGGTTGCGTGGAAGCCACCACCATTTTTACTGTCGAGTGAGCCTCGCAGATACACAATATCAAAAACAATTATATAAGGAGTATTCGTGGAATACATTAAACAACAACACGAAGCACGTCAAAAGTCTTGGCACGAAGCCAAAGAACTTCTTGATAATGCTGCGTCAGAAAAACGCGATCTAACAGCAGAAGAAAACGAAAAATATGATCGTATCTCCGCTGATCTAGATTCACGCGCAAAAGTGATCGAAACCTTAAAAGCAGATGCAGATCGCGAAGTTCGCGCTGTTGAAGCAATGAGAGGTATGGAAAACCAAGCAAGACCAGTTGAAGAACTAGCAAAAGAAAAAAATGATGCAGATGCCATCCGTGCTTTAGCACGCGGTGAAATCCGTTCATACAATTTCGAAAAACGCGACATAACAAAAGGTTCAACTGGTTCGCCAGTTCCAACCTCTTTCTATGATCAAGTTATTTTGCTTGCTCGTACAGTTGGACCAATGTTGGAAACTTCAACAATTCTGAATACCGCTTCAGGTGAGAATTTACAAATTCCATCACTAAGCACATACAGCGTTGGAACTGTTACAACTGAGGGCAACGCAATTGCTGAAAGCGATCCAGTTTTCAATTCATTCAGAACTTTGTCAGCATATAAATACTCATTCTTGACACAAGTTTCTAGAGAATTAGTTGAAGATGCAGGAATTGACATTTTGTCATTTCTTGCTGTTCAAACAGGAAATGCTCTTGGATTTGCAATCAATGAGGGATTGACAACAGGTACAGGAACAGTTCAGCCAAACGGAATTGTTACTCGTGCAGGTTCAGCCTTAACTGGAACTTCGTTGAATCCAACAGCAGATAACTTGATTGATTTGGTTTACTCAGTTGATACAGTAGGTCGCAGACTTCCTGGAACTGGTTTCCAAATGAACGCAACTTCAATTGCAAACGTTCGTAAGTTGAAAGATGGTCAAGGACAGTTCTTGTTTACACCAGCACTTTCAGCAGATACAAACGACTTGTTACTTGGTTATTCAATATTCGAAAACCCAGCAATGGCAACAGCAGCATCAGCCGTTAAACCTGTGATTTTCGGAAATCTACCAAGTTACTATGTTCGTTCAGTTGGTGGAATTAAATTAGATCGTTCTGATGATTTTGCATTCAGCAATGATTTAATTACATTCCGTGCAACAGCAAGATATGACGGAGACCTAATTCAAACAAGTCACGTCAAATTCTTTAAGTCAAGCAACTCCTAAACCGAGTTTTTGATTTAGTAAAAGTTCTGGGACACGGAGCGCAGGCCGTGTCCTAGACATAACTCGTCTCCTATCTGTAATAAGGTAGGAGACAACCTGCGAACATATGGAGTTCTTGCGTGAATCGTGAACAAAGAAGATCATTAGAAAAACAAAACAAAAATTCAAAAGTACAAACTCTTGTACAACACCCAAGACGCATTCTTTGGGTTTCCAATAGCCCCTGGGCCGCTACTGGATATGGAACTCAGAGCGCACAAGTAACCACAAGACTTAAAGCTAATGGTGATGAAGTCGCTATTGCAGCAAATTATGGTTTAGAAGCAGCATCAACTGTTTGGAACAGTCCAGCAGGCGGGATTCCTGTTTATCCTCGCGGAAATGAAACTTGGTCTAATGATGTAATTCCTGCTCATATGTACGATTGGGCTTCAAGAGATAAAGATGCAGAACATTTATTGATGACCCTTTTTGACGTCTGGGTTTTTCGTGGCGATAAGTGGAAAGAGTTTCCTGTTGCTTCTTGGACTCCTATTGATCACACACCAGCACCACCTGAAGTTGCAGCTTGGTGCAGACTCCCAAATGTTTACCCAATTGCTATGAGCAAGTTTGGTAAATCAATGTTAGAAAATGTTGGTATCGAATCTTGGTATGTGCCGCACGCAATTGAATCTGTTTTCAAACCAACCAAAACTTTTAAGACTATTGATGGTGATGAGATGACTGGTCGCGAATTTATTGGTGTAAGCGAAGATAAATTTATTGTTGGAATGAATGCAGCTAACAAAGGCGTGATGCCTAACAGAAAAGCGTTTGGGGAAAATCTTTTAGCCTTTTCAATGTTTGCACAAAAATATGATGACGCTGTTTTGTATATACACACAGAGGCATCTGGTTCTCTTGGTGGAATTAAGTTGAATGATTTGATTTTGTCTTGTGGGATTGATCCTAAGAAAGTTATTTTTCCTGACCCTTATTTGTTACGCACAGGAATCAGCCAAAATATTTTGGCAACAATTTACACGGCAATGGATATTTTGCTTGCAACAAGTTATGGAGAGGGCTTCGGTGTTCCTACCATTGAAAGTCTTGCTTGTGGTACACCTGTAATTGTTTCTAATTTTGCCGCATCTGCTGAACTGTGCGGTGATGGTTATTTGATTGGTGGGCAACCTCTTTGGAATGCACCTCAAAAGGCTTGGTTTCATTTACCATCTGTCCCAGAAATTATTGATGCACTAGAACAGGCGTATAACAAAGGCAGAGTTAAAAGTGAAAAGGCTGTGGATTTTGCAAAACAATATAACGCTGATTTTGTTTTTGAAACACAATGGAAACCAACGTTGGATAGTATTTTGCAAAGAGTGGCTTCAGATGGGTCTAGGAACGCCTTAAACGGCAAAATTTAGCGTTTTACATAAGAGGAGAACCTGTTTTGATACCAGCAATGATTGTTCCTGTTTTAACCAGATATGACCTTTTAGACCGAATGATCAAATCAATAAATTACCCAATCAAGGACTTGGTGATTGTTGATAATGGAGCTAAGCAACAAGACTGGTCTCCAACCTGGAATCAATGGGTGTCAAAAGTTTGGCATCTTAAATTTCCCTCAAATCTGGGTGTTCCTGGTTCTTGGAATCTTGGAATCAAATCTTTACCTTTTGCTGATTATTGGTTGGTAACAAATTTTGATGTTGAGTGGGGTGGGGATTCCTTGAAAATGTTTCAAGAACTTTCAAGAAAAGATAAGTTAATTTTATCCAATGGCTCACCTGCTTGGTGTGCTTTTTCTTTAGGTTGGGAAGTTGTGGAAAAGGTTGGTCTGTTTGATGAATCTTTTGTTCCTGCATATTTTGAGGACAATGATTATCAAAGAAGATGCGAGAACCAAAATGTAGAAGTTTTAAGTTCTTTCATTCCCTTGGCTCACGACAACTCCTCAACATTAAAAGCAGGATTCCAAAAAGAAAATAATTTATCTTTTGAAGCCAATTCACAATATAACGAATACAAAATTAAAACAAAGGATTTTACTGAGGGAAGATGGTCAATTAAGCGTAGGAGACAGTTGAGTTGGGATTAAAAGTTTATACTGGTGGAACTTTTGATTTGTTTCATCCTGGACACGTTAATTTTTTGAAGCGGTGTCATCAGATTGCTGGTGTGGATGGTCAGGTTGTTGTGGCTTTGAATACTGATGAGTTTATTTATGATTACAAAAAGAAGAAACCTGTTTTGACTTTTGATCAGAGGAAAGATGTTTTAGAGTCCTGTAAATACGTTGGCCAAGTTGTTGCAAACGTGGGTGGTTCAGATTCCAAAAAAACTATTGAAATGGTTGAGTTGGTTGATGTGATTGCCATTGGTTCTGATTGGGCTAGGAAAGATTATTATGCTCAGATGGAGTTTGACCAAGATTGGTTAGATGAAAAAAATATTAGTTTGATTTACATTCCATACACCAAGGGCATCTCAAGCACATTTATTAAAGGCAATTTGTGATTGTTGTTGCAACAACTCCTG